CCGCACCTTTGACGCGGAACTCTGCGCCGGTCGTCAGGATGACCAGATCGCTCAGCGGGATGATGTGGCGGATCTCGTTGATCCGGCGCGCCGCCAGCGTGGCAGTGATCGCGTCGTCATCGCGCAGCGGCGTCGAGGTGGCGAAGTTGTAGAACACGCCGGTCTGCGTCATCCAGAAGCGGTTCGGAAATGCGTCGGAGTTGGCATAGATTTGGCGCTGTTGAAAGAAGCCGGTGGTGCTGGGCCAGAAGCCGGCACCCTCTTCGAACGGATTGACGGCGATCGGCGCGGTGTCGCCGATGTCGGCCTCGATGAAATCATCATTAAATGTCAGGTCATCGGTGCGCCCGATGAAGCTGTACAGACCGTTCTCGTCGGCCCGGTAGACGTTGTAGGTGTCGGCGTTTGCGGCTGCCGCCCATGTGATGGCGTTGTCCCACGCCTGCGCCGTGGCGATCGTGGTGACGAAGGCCGTGCGCATGGTGCCGCCGCTGGCATAGGCGGTGTAGCCTGTGCTGTCGATCAACGCGCGGCTGGTGCTCATCAGCTCGATGGTCGTGCCGCTGGGCGCGCCGAGTACGAGATAACGTCGACCATTGAGCTGCGTCATGCCGACGATGCCGTCGATGTAGATCTCATCGCCATATTCAAGATTGTGCGCAGAGCCGAACGTGACCACAGCCGGGTTGGCCTGCGTTACGCCGGTGATCGCCAGCGTCGCGTTGGACAACGCCGACAGGCTCTCTTCGAAGGTGTCGCGATTGTTCGCGGTGACCTTGTATTTCAGCAGACCCCCGTTGACGGTCCATGTGCCGCCGCTTGAGTACGCACCAAAGCCGGTGCTGTCCTCGCCCTCGAGGCGGAACGTGTCGTCGTTGATCGCGGTAATGCGGTAGGTGTTGCCGTTGACCTCGGTCATGCCGACGACACCGGTGATCTCAATCTCAGCACCAGTCGCCAGCCCGTGGCTAATCGACGTGACCACAGCCGGGTTCGCCTGCGTGATGCCGCTGATGTCGCCGCTCTGGGTGTAGTTGTTGGTCAGCGCCAGTGCGGTGGGCGCGGCTTGGCTGGGCGCGAACGAGATCTCGGTCAGCGTCCAGTTGGTGTTGGTGATACGCACCAGCTCGCGCGGCGCATAGTTCGGGTGCACGACCGTCATGACGTCGCCGCTCTGGGCGAACTCGAGCGCGAACAGGTCCGCAGCAAGGTAGGGCGTGACGATCTCGTACGGCGAGCCACCGCTCAGGATCTGGCCGCCGTAGGTATAGAAGCGCATGTACTGGTCGCCGAGCTCGAGGATGTAGGTCTGCTCGGTGTTGAACTCGAAGGGGATCAGGCGCGTGGTGCCGGTGGTCTTGGCTTCGGCAACGAACTTGAGGCCGGGGCGGCTCTCCATCCCACCGGTGACGCGAACAAAGAAGTTTTCGGCCCGCTCGACGGCAACGGCGCGCTTCGACAGGTCGACGCGGGCGGCTACTGACGGGGAGACCTCACCACCGGCAAAGCTGGGCTGGATGAGTTTTGCCATGCATCAATACCTCGCAGAGATCCACGTCGCTTCGGCAGGTCGCACGGCTTCGAAGCCCTCGTTGGCGTCGGTCGCCTGCGCCTTGCCGATCTCGATGTCGGCGAGGGTCTTCATGTCGGACATGATCTGGCGGTCGCCGGTGATTGGCATCGCGATGTACTGGGCGATGCGATACGCCAGCGCGGTGACGAACTGCGGGTCGAATTGCTGCGGGTCGGTGACCTGCTTGGTGTATTCGATCGTCGGCTCGCTTTCGTTGCACAGGATGACGTGCACGTCGGCGCTGTTGCGCGCCACCTCGAACCGGATCGGCGGTTGATTGTCGCCCAGCGGATTGACGATACGAATGACCCGCAGCGCATCGCTGGGATAGGTGTACATGCAGTCCCAGTTTCCCGGCACGACGCCCGCCAGAAGGGCGGGCGTCGCGTATTTGCGGGCGAACTTCCACGGATGCTCCCGAAGCACCATGTCGCGCACGTCGTCGAACACCAGCTTGACCTGCTCGGCCTCGGGAGAGGCTTCGTTCAGCGAGGTGATGGCGTAGCGATCACCGATGTTCTGGAGTGCGAGGCGCGCGATCTGGACTTCGGATGCCATGGGTTATTCCTCAGCGCTGGGCTTGCGGCGCGAGCGCACCGGAGGCCGGCGGTTGTCGGTGATGGGCTTGATGGCAGCCTCGGAGCGCTTGAGCTGCTCTTCGTCGACCACCTTCGGCTTGATGGGCTTGGTCTGGTTTTCCTTTTCGAAAATCTCCTCGAGCTTTTCCTTGTCCTCAATGATATCGGCAGACAGGGGCAGCTTGCCTTCGGTGGCAAAGAAGTCTGGCAGGGCGTAGACGCGACCGGCGTTCTTGCCACGGCCCATGCGCCCGTAGGCGGGGTGGTAGAAGCCATTCTTGTCGAAGCGTACGTTGATGGGCATTTTGGGTTCCTCTTCCATAGGATGGCAGGCGGGCCCGAAGGCCCGCCTGTGTTATCAGTTCGAAGCGTCCGGGTACGCTTTCCACTTCGCCACGTCCTTGGTCAGGAACGCATTGATCGCGCCTGCCGTGGTCGTGGTGGTCGCAGTGACGCACAGGATGCCGAGGTAGCGCTCATAGGCAGTGCCCTCCATCGGCAGCGCGATCGCTGCGATCGTGGCGCCAGCGGCAGTCAGGCCAGAGCCTGCGGCGCCAGTGGCGATGGTGCCGGTGTCGTAGTGCACCGTTGCCGAGCCATCGGTGGCGATGGCTGCAGCAGCGTCCGATACGAGCTGGAACTTCACCGTACCGGCAGAGCCGCCGGTGATAATCGCAGTGTCGCACTGGATGACGAGGTAGATCGGTTCACCGTTGCCGATGTCCCGAGCTTCCTGCAGGTCGATGACGTCGCCGATGAGGGCGGTGCCGGCAGATGCCGCAACGCTGGTCGCATCGGCGAACTCAAGAAGGCTGTCGAGGATCATGGCTGATCTCCTTTCTCAGGCTCACACAACGCGAGCTTCGTTGATGGACAGGGCGTCGCACCGACGGATCGGATAGCCACCCCACGAGGTCTGCAGCGTGCCGCCGACCATTTCGGTGGTCAGGGTCGAGTTGGAGACCTTCGCGACCGTCTGACGACGCAGGAAGCCAAGAACCTGCTTGTCCATGTACCACGCGCAGCGCCCGAACGAGGGGTTCGGGATTTCGGTGACAGCACGGTGCATCAGGTCGTTCAGATCTGCCCCGGAGGTCAGGTCTGCCGTCAGCAGAGAGCGATCGATGTTCGCGATCCGCACGATATAGCGCCAGTCACGAACACACAGGCCCGCGTCCATGCGATAGTGCGTACGGTACGCCTGCATACGCCCGTTGTTGCCGTCGGCATCCTCGATGGTCACTTCACCCAGATCGCGCTGCGACAGTCCCGCAGACGAGCCCTTCGGCACGATGCCGTGACAGGTGTTGGGCGACCAGCAAATCAGCCAGATCGAGGCGTTGTCGGCACCGGTGCCACCCGCGTCGATGATGTTGTCGCCATTCTCGGCCGACTTGTCATTGTAGCGAGGGGCGAAGCCCGTGAACTCTTCGGGGGCGGTGGCTTCATCGCCGTAGAAGAGGGTGTCCGCAAGCTCTTGGTTGATGCCTTCAACGTGAGGGCGGTCTTCCTGCAGCCGGAAGGCAGCGGGGTCACCCGCCATATCCACGAGAGCCTTGTCGATCTCCGCGTAGTCTTCCAGCATGCCGCAGCTGTCCGTCACTTGGACCGCACGGCTCTTGGTCGGCTGCACGCCGCCGTAAAGCTTGCGCCAAGTCGGGGTCGGGAGACCCGAACGGATCGACGACCGGTGACCGGTAGTCAGGTTGCCTTCGAGCCAAGTCATGTCCGCAAGGATTTCGTTGGTCTCGTTCAGGATTTCGATGACATCCGCGATGGAGCCATCAGGGTCGGTGACCTTCGCCAGATCTGCGAGGGTCGGGTTTTTGACGCCAAGTGTGGCCATGGTAGGCCCTCCTTCTATTACGCCGATTTGTCAAACATGGATGGGTACATTCGCTTCAGCGTCCCTTCCGTCTGCGGGGCAGCGTCGCCCTGCAGCAGGCCGGGGTCAGCGATTGCCTTGCCCACGCGGTTCAGGAAGCGCAGCACCGCGGGATGGTTGCCGATCGCCAGTCCGTTCGGGTTTTCAGGGCTGGGCGACTTAAGCAGCGCACGCAGATCAGCATCGCCGAACTGCTTGATTGCGCTTTCCGCGACCTTGAGGTTCTCGGCGAACTTCTCGCCGCCGATCTCCTTGTCGGCCTTGGCACTCTTGCGCCAGTCTTCGACCCGTCCATTCCAGCTTTCGACAGCCGCCTCGTTGAGCTGCTGCGCGCGATTGATGTCGTACTCGATCAGCGATTGGTACTGCTTTTGCGACAGCCCCATCTCGCGTGCTTGATCTGCGAACGCCTCAATCTTGCCCTTGGTCTCAGCGTCAAGCTCGAGGCCTTCGGGCGGCTCGAAGGTGTACGTTTCCGGCACACCCTCACTTCCACCGCTCTCGTCGTCCGACAGCAGATCGGCGGCATCTGTGGCGCCTGCATCAGCAGACGTGGAAGCATCGGCAGCGGTGGTGTCAGCTGCCGTGGCTTCGGTTGTTTCTTCGGTCGCGACGAGCAGGTCGCCTTCAGCTTCATCAGCCATCGTTCTTTCCTCTCTTCCTAGTCGCCGAAGTGGTTTTCTTCCAACATCAGCATGAACTTGGCCTTTGCCTGCGTGCGGATCTGCTCAAGCAGCGCCTCACCCACGGATCTGGCCCCCTCGTTGAAGGCAGTGCTGTCACTGTCGCCCGGGATGTGACTGAGCCTGCCTACATGACATGTACCGTAGATCAACTCGTACAGGAAGCGACGGCCCCGCGGCTCTTTCAGGATGTAGTCCAGATCGCGCTGGCGATCGGCCTCTTCCTTTTCCGCTTTGGCGACCTGTGCCGGATCTGATGCATCGTACATCATACGGTTTGCTGACCTCCTTGCAGCAGCGCGGTGAGTGCGTTCGGGCGCTGCGTGTCAGCCTCGGACAGCACCTTGGCCGCCTGCGCGCCCTGCTGCAGCTGCATCATCTGCTGCTCAGCCTGCTGCGCCTCGCGGCGCTGGGCGCGGATCGCCTCGACCTGATCCGCATCGCGCAGGATCTCCGGGCTGGTGCCGAGGATCTCGCCGTAATTGCGGATCGCCTCGTCTGCGTCGAGGTTGTCGACAATTTCGGGGAATACGGCGGTCAGGTTGCCTGCAAAGGCGAAGGCGCGCTCGATCGATGCCGCGGCTACGGCTTCCTGTGCCTGTGCCAGCAGCGAGATATACTTGACCTCGAGATCGACGCCTTCGATCGCCGGCGGCGGTGGCGGCAGCATGCCGGCCTCGAAGGCGAACAGGAACACGTCCTCGATCAGCGGGTCTAGGAACTCGGTATTCAGGCGCTGCAGCACAGGGCCAAGCAGCACGAGCTTTTCCTCGTGGCGCTCGGCTACCTCGGTGGCGGTCATCATGCGCCGGTCGCTGTTGATCATCATGGCAAACAGGTCAGCGTAGAAGCCGCGCTGGATGCGCTGCTGCACCTCTTGGATGTCCAGCATCATCTCGTTGATGCGGGGCTGCACGGTGTAGGCGGGCTGGAACCCCTGCGTGCCCTGCTGCGGGTCGACGTAGGTCGTGCCGCCCGGCAGCACGGTGGACGGCTTGCCCTTCAGCGACAGGCTCGCGACCATCGGCGGGTTGACCATCTTGTCGATGGCCTGCGCCTTACGCTTCTGCTCGTGCTGCAGCTGCTTGATGTCGCCGAGCTGCTCCATGCCGGGGCTCACCCCGTAGACGTCGCCGCCCAGCACATCCCAGCGCGGGCAGTACGCCGGGAACCGCTCGAAGCCGCCCTCCTGCAGGAGCTTGTCGCCGTCGGCGCCCTTCTCCATGTAGACGTCCATGAACGCCTTATTCTTTGGATCAAGCGGGCGCGTCAGGTCGCGCTCTTCCATGCGCCGAGGCTGGATCAGGTGGATGATCTCGATGCGCTCGTCGTAGTTCTTCTGGTCCCAAAGCCGCTTCACAGCCTTCGAGACGTTGGACCAATCCTCGATGCCGTCGATCTTGTTGATCACGAACTGCTCGACGATCTGCGACACGCTCATGGTGAACTCGCGGCCCAGTGTGTTGACGTTGCCGAACTCATCCTCGGCGATGACGTACTCGCCAGCGGTGAACGGGCGGAACGACACGATGTCGGTGGGGTGGCGACGCCTGTAGAGCGCACCGGTGCCGAACGCGCCCAGCTCGGTGTAGATGGTCGAGGCGCTGTTGTAGAAGTTCGATCGGGTCAGGATGGTGCGGATGATCCGCTCGGCCTGACCGAGCCAATCCTTGACGCCGGGCGCGTCCATGAGCTCGGGGTTCGGTGTCTGCAGCCGGAACCACGGCCGGGCCGGGCTTGTCATACCGGACATCATCCCGGCTGCCAGCGTACGCAGAGCCTGACCCGCGGTGTTGTCGACGATCTTGTTGGTCCGCTTGCGGCCTTTGCTGTTCTGGCTCTCGATCAGGTAACGCCCGCGCCGTGGCAGCAGATAGTCGGTGATCTCGATCCAATGCGACCGCCAGCTCGACCGGTCGTCTTCGAGACGTTTCCAGCGCAGATAGATCGCGCCCCGCTTGCCCTTGAGCAAACTGTTCATCAGGTTTTCAGGCGTCTGCGCGACCATTGGTTACTCCCCGGATAGCGACGGCTTGGGCGGTGGCGGCGCGGTTTCCTGCACCTTTGCCCGCTCAGCGATCGCTGCATTTGTGCGTTGTTGTGACATCACTGCCCCGTCAGAGATTTGAGCGCGCGAGCGGTGTCGCTGACGCCGAGACCCTGCGCGCCGCCGAGGTTGCGGACGCTGCCGCCGACGCCTTGCTGCATACGACCGCGGCGGA